CGACGGCGGCGGGACGGAGACCTGCACGGACAAGATCTTCCCCCTGTCCTGCACTGAGGTCGGCCTGAGCGGCGACCACGTCTGCGGCAGCAAGCTGGCGATCTTCAGTGACAACAACAGCCGCATCGCCACCGTGACGGCCTCCTGCGTCGCCAATTCCAACTATTCCAGCAACCCGGGCTCTGGTGTCGCGTGGTACTACTGGCTGCGGGACGCCTATGCCGGCTCGGCCAGCGGCGCCCGCGTCGTCAGCGCCGGTGGCCCTCTGAACAGGAACTTCGCCTACTACGGCAGCCTCGGCCTGCGCCCCGCTTGTAATCTGTCCTCTGATCTCCTGATCTCCGACTCCGTCGACTCGGATGGATGCTATACAGTGATCTACAATCAGGCGCCCACAGCGCCGTCGTCCATCACTGTCCCGAGCGAAGTGCTCGGCGGCGAGAACCTGAGCATCTCGTGGGCGGCCTCCACCGACCCCGACGGCAACCTCTCCGGCTACGTTCTGGAGCGCAAGGTCGGGAGCGGCACATGGGCGCAGATCTACAAGGGATCCTCGCGCAGCTACACCGACGCCATCACCTACGGATGGACGAGCGTGCAGTACCGCGTCAAGGCATACGACGCCGCCGGCGCGGAGAGTGCGTACACCACCAGCGCCACCCGCACCGTCACCAATAACCGACCGCCCGTCATCAGCGGCACGGACGGCGCCCTCGGCAGCTTCAGCACGGCGGCCCCGTCCTACGAGTACACCGTCACCGACGCCGACGGCCATCAGGTCGACGTCGTGGAGATGCTGGACGGCGTCACGCTGCGCAGCTACACCGTGACCCTCGGCCATACCAACACGCTGACGATCGGCTCCGAGGCGTGGCTGAAGGTCGTGAACGGCAGCCACACCCTGAAGATCGTGGCGACCGACGCCAAGGACGCCAGCGTCACCCGCACGCTGACCTTCACCAAGGCCGTCACGTCCGTCGAGTTCGAGCAGACCCTCGCTATGGAGGCCGACGCCATGCCGACCAAGGCCCTCGTCAACATTCAGGGCAATTTCCCGGCCGGCTGCACGCTTCAGGTCTGGATCTGCAACAACGGCAACGACGCGAGCCCGACGTGGGAGGACATCACGCAGAAGGTCAGAGCCGGCCAGAAGCACTACTTCACAAACAAGACCAAGACGGCCGCAGCGTGGGGCGTCAAGGTTAAGGCCAAGCTACTCCGCGGCTCTGCTACGGAGACCTGCTACATCCAGTCGATCGGAGGTAACTTTGCATGATTAAGCACAGAGCTGACAGCATCAAAGAGCTGAACGAGAAACAGGCCGCAGAGGCCAAGAAGGACAAAACCATCGCCGAGCAGGCTGACACCATCGAGCTGCTGAAGGGCTGCATCATGGAGCTGGCCGACGTGGTCTACGGCGACGGAGGGGAGGTAACAGCATGAGCAAGATCGTCGAGCTGTACGTCAAGGAGCTGACCCGCGAAGGCTCCACCATGACCATCAACGACGTCCCGAAGAAGCTGCGCAAGCAGGTCGAGGACGCCATCGCTGCCATCGAGGCAGCCGCAAACGCTGGCACCGCGAAGGAAGGGGCGAGCGAATGATCGCCCGGGCCCTCGCGTGGCTATTATTAAAAATTGCAGGAAAGGAGGAGCGTGAAATGCTGGTACGTCTGTATGCAGGCGAGATCATCATGGGCCGCATCACCGAGGACAACGTCCCCGCGAAGCTGAAGGCCCGCGTGCACAAGTATCTCGTCGACATGGGCTACTTCGACGACGTCGAGGAGTAAGCCCAACAACAAGGAGGGCCGCGTCCTGCGGCCCTCCGGCTTTTATGAGGTGACACAATGATCGAAATCAACATCGGCGCGCTCGTCGTCCTTTTGGGGATCCCGACGGCCGCGACCGGCTTCTGCTTCTGGATGCTCGAGCACAGGATCCAGAAGCGCGAGAAGCAAAAGGAGGCCGAGGAGGCCAAACGGCAGAAAGAGGCAGCGGCCCGAGAGCGTGCCCGTGAAGATCTCCAGATCATCACCATTCAGGGCACGTCGGCAGCCATCGCCCTCGGCGAGGCGACGGCCCGGGCCGTGCAGCGCATCCCTGACGCGCATTGTAACGGGGATATGCACGCGGCCCTCGACTACGCTGCCAAAATCAAACACGCGCAGAAGGACTTCCTCACCAGTCAGGGGATCCACGCGATCATCGACTAAGGAGGTGAGCAGCATGGCCGCAAAGAAGCGCCGGCGCAAGCGTAAAAAGAAAATCGAGGCGAGCAAAAAGCTCGCATACTGGGCGGCCAGCGTGGCAACGCTCAGCGCAGCCAGCTCTCTGCTGCTCTCTGCCTTCGGGCGCGACCCGGTCGGCGAGCTGACCGGCACCATCTTCACCGCCTGCGTCGGCTATCTAATCACATACGCCGGCAAGAGCCTCGGCGAGAAAATCAGCCGAAACCGCCACGGGCTCGACGCCGACGGCAACCCGCTCCCGGATCCGTCCGGGGACACTCTCAACAATGAGGAGGCAAAAGGATGAACACTATCGACATCACACCCATCGTCAACGCAGCCCTCGCCCTGATCGGCGCCGGCGTCAGCGTTTTCCTGATCCCGTGGCTGAAGAAGCAGACCACCGAGGCACAGCGCAAGGAGCTGACCGCGTGGGTAAAGATCGGCGTCGCTGCCGCTGAGCAGCTCTACGTCGGACAGGGCCGCGGCGAGGAGAAGAAGCAGTACGTCCTCGACTTCCTGAAGCAGAAGGGCTTCAAGGTCGACGAGGAAAGCGTCGTCAACGCGATCGAGGCAATCGTCAAACAGCTCAACACTGAGGGCCTGACCATCGAATAACGGAGAGGGCGGGCTCCGGCCCGCCCTTTTCTTGCTTGTAAAGGAGGCAAACCCATGAAAAACCAGAACACCGACGACATCAAGCTGAAGCCCGGCGAGACCGTCACAGACGAGACTCTCGACGAGCTGACCGGCGGGAAAGGAGACGACAATGAGTAACAGCCCTCTGGTGGTCTACACCAAGCTCAGCCCGAACCACTCGGGCAAGCGCACCAAGAAGATCGACACCATCACGATCCACTGTATGGCCGGCAACTGCTCCGTCGAAACCTGCGGCAACCTGTTCGCCAACTCTGCGCGGCAGGCGTCCAGCAACTACGGCATCGGCACCGACGGCCGGATCGCCCTGTACGTCGACGAGGCAAACCGCTCGTGGTGCACCTCGTCCAACGCCAACGACCAGCGGGCCGTCACCATCGAAGTCGCCAACAACGGCGGCGCGCCCGACTGGCCCGTCTCCGCGAAGGCATACGCCGCGCTGCTGGATCTCGTGACCGACATCTGCAAGCGCAACGGCATCAAGCGCCTCGTCTGGTCGACCAGCAAAAACGACCGCGTGAACCACCTGAACGGCTGCAACATGACCGTGCACAGGGACTACGCGAATAAGAGCTGCCCGGGCGACTACCTCTACAACCGCCACGGCCAGATCGCGGTCGAGGTCAACAAGCGCCTCGGCATCACGGACGCAGGCGGCAGCACCGGCGGCCAGACCTCCGGCAACACCGAGACCGGTCTGAAGGTCGGCGACGTGGTCGACTTCAAGGGCACGCAGCACTACACCAGCGCAGCGGCTAAGGACGCCAAGACCTGCAAGCCCGGCAAGGCCACCATCACGGCCGTCGCGGCCGGCAAGGCGCACCCGTACCACCTGAAGGCAATCAGCGGCGGCGGCTCCACCGTTTACGGCTGGGTAAACGCTGCGGACATCTCGACCGGCAGCACCGGCACGGCAACGAGCTACCGCGTGCGGACGACGGCCGACGTGCTGAACATCCGCAAGGGCCCCGGCACCAACTACGGCGTCGCCGGCCAGATCAAGGGCAAGGGCATCTACACCATCGTCGCCGAAGCCGCAGGCCCCGGCGCGACCAAGTGGGGCAAGCTCAAGAGCGGCGCGGGCTGGATCTCTCTGGACTACGTCACGAAACTCTAAAACCGCATAGAAAAGCAGAAACCCGCCCGGAGATCCCGGGCGGGCTTTTCCTGTTTTATAGGGCCCCACACTGCTTCAATCTGGCGGCGGCCATTTTGTAAACCTTCGTGCCTCTGTTCGGGCCTGCGAAGTCATAGACATCACGATCCTCCAGAGACTTCAGCAGGGCAGGATCTTCAGCAATCTCAGCCCCGCAACTGCGCAGAAACTCATACACCGAAAGACTACGCGGATCGCTGAACCTTCCATCGCTCTCCTGCCGGTAAACGGCATAAGCATACAACTCGCCCCGAGCGGCTCCGTGCATCTGGCTGACCATATACGAAAGCAGAGCCTTTTCACCGACAAAGCGCGAAAACTTCACCCCGCAGGCGTGCGCATACAACGAAAGGCCGGGATCTGGTGCAGCCTCGTCCTCGTCGGTGATCCTACTGATGATCGCGCTGACGTCCTCCTTGCATACGCCGTCGGGGAGCATGGCCTCGAGTTCGAGCGCGTAGTCCATTTGCCGATCGGTCGGCGGGATCTGCGGCTCCACCTGCACAGTCATGGGCTCAACGAGGCCATCATCCGCAGCCGCAGCTCTGGCGTCAGCCTCGGTCTGTGCCTCATATCGTTTCGTGTTTTTTCTCCCCGTGCTGGAGTTCATACCAGTAACGCAAAAACGCCCATAGTTTACAAAACCGCCGGACGGGCTCACATAGCCGCCGATCTCGGCAAGCGGGAGCTCGCCGCGCGTCCGTTGCTTCACTTCTACGGTCTGAGCGTGGATCGTGGCCGTGATCGCAGGAGCCGGCTCTGGCTCCTTTTTCTTCAGAAAGCTAAACAGCCCCATGCAGTACCTCCTCCTGATGACTTTGTATTTATTAGTGTTTAGTCATCTTTGGCATAATATTACCATGCCAAAACTGGTAAAGTCAATATTGCATAGTCATCTTTAGCGTAAAGGGAGGCGAGGGCTGCGAAGATATACAAACCAGACGGCAGGTGCAACATCTCCGGGGAGAGAGTCAAGGAGGAGCGGCTGCGGGCAAGCCTGTCACAGGAACAGCTCGCCTACAAGCTCCAGATCATCGGGCTGGACGTCACGCAGAAGGTCATCAGCCGGATTGAAAACGGCAGCAGAGTCGTCGCTGACTACGAGCTGGACTATCTGGCGACCGCTCTCGGCACCACCATCAACCACCTGCTCGGGAAAGAATGAGAAAACCGCACGGCAGCG